GGAAAATGAATAGATTTTTGTATTTTGATGTAATTCTTGAATAGGACGACTTACACGCCCATTGTACGATTTCGGTATTTGTTTTAGGTATTCGGTAAAAAAATAAATTTGCTGATGATGAATTTCTAAAAAATCTTTCATGATAAACCATCGGACATGAGAAGTATTGTTTATCTGGCACGGAGGTGTTGTCAATGAACCCTCATAATACCAATAAGAAGGTTTATTTTGAGAAATAAGATCATAAGGAGAAATATTATTTAATGATAAATTATTATGTTCGAAGATTTGAAGCATAGGATGCAAAAATAATCTTGTCGTTCCCGATACCAATAGAGAAATTACCATTACATTCTCTTTATCATCTTTATGCACGTAATGAATTTCCAAGGGCATGTATTCACCATCGATTGTATGTTCCCCACTATGGATATGGAAATTTTGTAACAACCATGTTGTATTTTTTATTTTTACCGAACATTTAGCATTTTCATTAAAATCAATCTCCCATGTATTATTTTTACGATTTATCGTTCCGTTGCAATAAATATCATTAAAAATAATCGGATCATTCATTTCTATATAGGTTTCATTAAATTCAATATTAATAGGTGATTGTTGTAAATGTTGACATCTTTCAAAGGTGTCCACATTCAAAAATTTCCAGAATTCGGGACTGCAAGGATTTTCGGGATCTCCACAACAACCTATAAAATTACATATATGATCAATATTTGGTTTATACGTCCAATCTATACCTGATCTATCTTCGATATGATATCCTTGAAGAGAATGAATCATATAAAAAATCATAAAAATGGGTAATCGTAGCATTTGGAATATAAATGCAATAAATTTTTATAAATCATTTTTTGATAAACCGGTTAAAAATTTTATTTTAATGACAAATATAATATCTAAAATTTTTTAAGAAATTTTATATTTTTTAAAATAGTTTACGATTTTAGAACCGTCTTCTTTACATTTGTCATAAATGTTATGCAAATAGGGAGTTATATATCTCATTTTATTCGATATCATAAAGATAAATATATGACTACACACAAAAACATAGGAATAACGATAAAAATAAAAATTGACAATGATCAAAAAACAAAATATAGTATAATAAGATACATGATATATTAAATTATTAGAATCAGTAATTTCAATCAAATTATAATTTAGTTTGTATCTTTCATGAATGATTTCATTATAAAGATATAATAAAGATAATTTATTAAAAGATAATACGTAAATATAAGTCCAATATAAAAAAATGAGATATAATAACGAAATTTTCAGTTTGATCTGATAATTTTTGAATGAAAAATTGGACGGATTATTTTCTTTATCAATCAGAGGAAATATATAATGAGAAAAAAAAAGACTTTCGAGAATCATTTTGATAAAATACAAAATTTAATTTATTGGATTCAATTTTTACAAAAAATGAATTAATATAGATCCGTGTTTATAATTCGTATATTATATAACATTAAATTTTTTTTGGTATTTTTATCGATTTGACCATGATTTATGAATCTTAATTTATCATTGCATTTATTATAATTACGAAGATAAGATAATAATGGACCATCATTTATCCATGTTTCTCCGGTAAATCCTCCAATTTGTTCAGGCGAGAGTATAGACAAAATTCTTGATAATTTACCTTGACTATAACTAATAATTTCATCTTTATCAATCCCGACTACGTTAACTATTTCTGGTATATATTTTTGTATGGGTTTCACAAATAATGTTGGCGAGGCGGTGATTATCCAAATTTCTCCATATTTACTTTGTCTTTCAATTAATTTTTTTACCTTTTGATTTATATAATTTTTTAGAGTGGATTCCCAGTATTCATTGATATAAATCGATGAATTTTCATCGGTTATCGACAATGGAAACGTATATGCATCTGTATTAAATTTTTTCTCTTGTAAATAATAAGTTTCATTATAATCTTGAAATGTTTTATAAATAGATGTATTTGCCTTTCCGATGGCATACAAATATTCTGGAATCCCAATATAGTTATTAGGAAATCCTTCCGTGATATCCCCTTTCATAATACAATTATCAAAATCATATAAAAATTTCATCTCTAATTATAAATTTTTAATTAAAATTTTTTAGAAAAATTATGAATCATCACTCTGTGAAAAAATAGATTTTTGAATTTCTTTATATGTTTCATCATCAAAGGGTTTGTCAGAAAAACATTTTGTAATGGCTTCTTTTAATTTATCTATATTGGGACTCTCAAGAATATCATCAAAATGAATAGGAGAAATTTCTCCATCATCTTTTAAATTAATTTCTTCCTTTGCATCACTTTTGTCATCATCTTGGGGGATGATTTGTTTGGATTGTATGAATTGTATCAATGCCTTTTTTGATTTTTTATGGAAAGATTCATTATATTCTGGATGATTTTCAATTATTTTTATTAATTCCTGTTTCGATTTTTGTTCTAAACTCACCTGTTTGAACGATTCAGGATTATTTTCAACCTTTTCTATAAATTTAAATAATTCAGATTTATTCTTCCCATGCACTGTTTTCTTAAAACAAACGTTATATTTGTTTGCCAATCCTTGTGCGTATTCTCTAAGTTCCGATAATTTCATATGATGAATATCCGTCATTTTTTTAAATAAGATTATTTGTTAATAAATCAATTTTTTTAATAAATTTTTTTATATAAAATGATTCAATTTAAATGTTTTATGATATTTTCATTTGTTGTTTTTGGTTCCAATGGTTTTAATATACCTAATTTTAATAAGATTCAGAAACCTAAAAGGTTTCAACCCACGTTGAGCATGATGGATAATCAATATATAGTAAATGATTTGCAAAATACCCAGATAAAAGAGAAATTAGAAAATAGTATCTTTCAATTGCAGAATAAATTACCGAATGAAAATTATGGAGAGTTATTAGAAAAGATTGATCAAAATCGGATCAAAGAAATTATATTATCTCAAGATTTAAAATTAATAATTTCTTTTGATTCCGAAAATATGATTCACAAGACACAAATTCATCCCATATTATTACCCGATGTTATAAAACAGGCTAAAGAACATCACACCGATATTAAGATTATAAATCAAGAAAATAATATAATTCCTTATTTACGATTTTTATTTTATATTCCTTTTTTTTTCCTTGGATTCAATATTTTATCGAACCTGTTTTCTATGAATAATGGTTTTCCTTTTAATCAGCGAAAAAATTTTATGGAACCTCAATTTGAAAAACCAAATATCACTCTTCATGATTGGGCGGGTTCCCCTGAAATATTTGAAGAATGTTTTGAAATCGTCTCGTATTTAAAAAATAATACTCAATATAAAAAAATTGGGGCAGAAATTCCTAAAGGATTATTATTAGAAGGATCACCCGGAACTGGAAAAACTTTATTAGCAAAAGCGATTGCCCATGAGACGAATGCTAATTTTATCTCCATTGTAGGATCGGATTTCGTAGAATTGTTCGTGGGCATGGGTGCTTCTCGGGTAAGAAAATTATTTCAGGATGCCAGGAAAAACAAACCATGTATAATATTTATTGATGAAATCGATGCGATTGGTCGTAAAAGGAGTTCATCCAATGTTCCTGGGAACAATGAAGAAAGAGAACAAACTCTGAATCAATTATTAGCAGAAATGGATGGTTTTTCTTCTAATGAAGATATTATAATAATCGGTGCGACCAATCGAAAAGATGTCCTCGATCAGGCATTGTTGCGTCCAGGAAGATTTGATCGAATCATAACTGTTCCATTACCGGATGCTTCGAGCAGAGAATCCATTTTAAAACTTTATCTCAATAAATATAAATCAAAGGATATTATCCTCGGTCCGATAGTTTCTTTAACAAGCGGATTCTCGGGTGCTGAATTAAAGAATTTGTTGAACGAAGCGGCTATTATTGTGGCGAGGAATGGTAAAGAATTTATAACCAATACAGAAATATTTGAAGCACTCGAAAAAATCCAGATTGGAATCATTAAAAAAAATGATACTCGTGATATTGAAACGATTGAAAGGGTCGCAATTCATGAGGTTGGTCATACCCTCGCTGTTTTGACTTTTCCAGAATATTTTAATTTTGAAAAAACGACCATCCAGGGAACATATAGTGGTGCCGGAGGTTATACGGTATTTTTAGAAAAGGAAAATATAAAAGATAATGGTTTGTATACCAAAAATATGCTCATTAAACGATTGATGATTTTATTAGCCGGAAAAGCTGCCGAAAATATTTTTTATGGGAAAGAATTTGTTTCTTTAGGTGCCTATCAGGATCTAAAAGAAGCCAATCAATTAGCGTTACAGATGATTAAAGATTTTGGGATGGGATCTAAACTCGAAACATATGCTGAAACTGAATACGGAGTTCTATCTGATTTTATATTAAATACTATTGATAGAGAATGTTTACAGTTAATCCACGAATCTTTCCTAAAAATTACTAAAAAACTGAAGAAAAATATAAAACAGATGGAATATCTTAAAGATCTTTTGATCCAACAAAAAATTGTGACTAAAAAAGATATTCAATTCGATCTTTTATACGAAGAGTAATTTTTTATCAATTCATGTACTATACCGAAATTTATTTCAACGCACGAAATAAATCAATTAAAAAAGCGTGTTATGGTTTTTTTATGAATTGCATTGTTTCAAAAGGTCCAGGAGAACTCATTCCTTTAAATAAAGCACCGTCTTTATCTTGATCAGAGAGATAGCCGGTTCTATCCGATTGTATAAAATACTTGTTTCCTAGGCGTATTGCCGTATCATTTAAAGTGTTTATCGAACTATTTATACTATCTATATTATTATTAATCGTTTTAATAGTGTCTGATTTAATATTGAAATCATTCATAATGGCATTTTCCACATCGGAAGTTAATTTTATTTCTTGATCCGTCGTTAATCCTTTGGAAAGTTCTTTGTTTATATTTTGTAAATCCGCTTGTATTGTTTTTTTATTTATATTCGTAATGATGAGCGCAATTATGGCTAAAAGTAAAGAAATCACAAACATTATAAATGTCAGAATAAAAAAATAATTATTTTTCTTTTGTTGATTCATAATTTTTAATTGTAATTATATTTTTTTTAGATTTGATAATTTTTGTGCGAATGTGAGAAAAAAAAAATAATTATTTATAGATGATCCCTTTAGATATTATCGAATATATAATTTATTTGCATATCCATAGGAATGCCGTGATTATTCAAAAAATTTGGAGAGGTCATAGGGCCAAAAATTATTTTTCAACGTGCATCCATTGTGCCAAACTTTATTTATGTAAATAGAATGAATATGAATAAAATATAAAAATGATGATATTTTATATTTTCGGATCCTTAAAAAGACATGCATCCTTTATTATTCTTTTCTTCATTAACAATTCTTAGTATGTCTTCACCCAATAAAAATTTAATAAAACGATTTTATGGTGAATGGATCGTAAGTCATAGTAATCATCCTTTCTTGACGAATACGATTTCTTGTACCAATAGTAAAATCATTGAAATATTTCCCAAAAAAAATTTGATTTTACACGAATCAAAATATTTTGGACCCTTTTTGTATTCGACGAAAACTCTGGGTAAATTTATGATTGAATGTAATGAAAATAATTGTATCCTTGAGAAAGATGACAGTGAAGATATTGATTGTAAATTAAATATAAAATGGTATGAAAAAAAATTTTATTTGGAATCAATATTTGGTATTGGTGTAAATGAAATTGAAACACAGATATTTTATGAAAAAATTCCTGAAAATATGATCTTTTCGATTGATTATATAAAAACCAATTGTATTTATATGTCAAATGATCATGATTTTCAATTACATCTCATAAGAAATACTGTTCCTAAAATACACAGGAATGGTACACCTTTATCGACATTTATATTTGCCCAAATATTTGGAAGTATATTGATACATATTATCCACTTATATTTTACAACGTCCGAAAATATTTTTTAATTTCATTCGATTCCCAAACATTTTTTGATTTCGGCCGCGATTTCCTCTTTTGTCATCTCATCGCCTGTCGGTTGTTGAGCGGGAGTTTGTTTGGGTGCTTGTGCAGGAACTTGTTTGGGTGCTTGGACAGGAACCTGTTTTGGTGCTTGTACCGGGATCGGTTTTGATTTCAATTGATCTTGCAAGAATTTTACGAGAACGGCTTTTGGTTTTAAATTTATATATTTTGATTTTGGTATATCGGGAAACACGACCTTTAATATATCTTTGATTTTAGGGATCGTTAATCCGTTCAAATTATCTTTATATTTTTGTAATAATTTATGTTGTTGTGTTTGGACAGGTTTTGGGGCTTGTTTTGGAGCCTGGGTGGGTGCTTTGGGGGCTTGTACCGGAGCCTGTTTTGGTGTTTTTGGGGCTTGTTTGGGTGCTTCTACTACAGGTTTTGGAATCGGTTTCGATTTTAATTGATCTTGCAAGAATTTTACGAGGACGGCTTTTGGTTTTAAATTCTTATATTTTGATTCCGGGATATCGGGAAACACGACCTTTAATATATCTTTTATTTTAGGGATCGTTAATCCGTTTGGATTATCTTTAAATTTTTGTAATAATTTATGTTGTTGTGTTTGGACAGGTTTTGGGGCTTGTTTTGGAGCCTGGATGGGTACTTTGGGGACTTGTACAGGAGCCTGTTTAGGAGCCTGGACAGGGGCTTGCGCGTTCAATTTTAATTCTTCATTTTTCTTCAATTCTTCAACGATAGCGCACAATTCATCTTTTTTAGAACTTTTTTTATATTTAATATTATAGGCATCTAATATATCTTTTAATTTTTTAATAGTTATCGATGTATCACATTTTGTATATTTTTTTAAAATTTGTTTCATTTATTATTAAAAAAAAATAAATTTGTCGTTTTTATCGTTTCGTCTCTAATTTATGCACTACCTTATTAAAAGTCGATTAAAAAAACATGATAATTCTGATGATTAAAAATATAAAAGGCGGGTGATTCAGAATCATCCCATCTATTTTTTTTTTCTTTTTCGGAATAATATCCTTCACAATAGACTAATTTGCTCTGATATTGTTTTGGAGCATTTAATGAATGATATTGTACATAATAAGAACACTGTTGGATACCTACATCTTTTTCTTTAAAGATTATAGCAATATATGGCTTATTAATGGGTGTTTCTTTAGGATTATAATAATAAAAAAATGTTCCCAACAGATTGTAATTCTTAAGATTTGATAAAGGACTATTCTCATACTGATTATTTGGAAGATTCTGGAACGATTCATTCGTATTCTGAATAATATGATCTTTATGATACACAAAATCAGAGACAAACATATAATAATGGGGTAATTCAACCATATTAGGATAAAATTTAAAAATATGACTCTGGGCAATTGAATACCACTTTAAGAAAAATGGTAGTTTAGATTGTAACGTGGTTGGAATTTTTAATTTTTTAGAGTTTTCTGTATACATAATATGATTATCCAATATACGAGGATGTAAATCCTCAATACTGGTATAACCTAATGCATGAAAGGGTACGAAAGATATACAGACATCAAAAAAAGTTTGAATCATATTATCAATCGAATGTAATACTAAAGATTGTTCATTTGATTTAAGAAATTTTGAAAATTCAAACAAACAAATATCTTGTAATACATAAGCGAGACGGATGGTTAATTTTGAGTTGTCAAAATTCATTTCGGAATCTTGGATAATATAAAGAAAAATATCAATTATATTCATGAGATCAGGATCATTGAGTTTTGATGTGGAGAGTTGAACGTCACCAATTTTTGAAAAAAAGTATAATAAAGTAAAATCTTTTACCTGAAAAATGTAATATTGTTTGTATAAAAATGTTTTTGAAACCTGAATCTTATGAATTTTGAAAAAAGTTGAAAGTTCATCGAGCGATGGAAATTTTAATTTTTTCTTATAAGAGGGTATATCCATGGGTGCTAATATATTTTTTAAAAGACAAGGAAATTTATTACTTAATACAAGCACTCTAATTTTTCCATAAATATCATATAATTGATGACTAATTAGGTTTTTGCATATAGTATCCGTTGTTTTTTGTTTTGGAAATTCAATAAGAGAATTACCCATAAAAGTTCCAAAATTATTCATGATGATGTATTCATAATCTTGATAACACTGCAATGAAAAATATAATTTTGAATTTACGGTTTTGCGATATCCAATTAATTCATATTTGAAAAATATTTTTTCATCACTTGATTGTTCAATCAAAAAAATAATTGGTTTTTTTTCAATTTCTGATTTGCTTGAAAAATAGTATTCCCGATAATTCCTTGGATTTAAAATTTTAACGTCATCCTCTAATCGGACAAATATTAATATATTTACGTTATAATATTCTTCTATTATCCTTATAAAACGTCTCGGATCAATAAATGCATTTGAATTTTTTAGAATCGCTTTAATCCCCTCAATTCCTATATCAAAATTCTGTTGTATACCGATATCAAGATTTGTTTTTAATAATGAATTTCTTAATAATTTTGGACTTTTCATAATTTTATCTTTTGAATTCATTGCCCTGTAGAATTCTAAACACCCCAAAAAAGATTCCAATTTCCATTGATTCGTACCAATTCTCTTAAAAATATATGTCGGTTCGATGAGATTCATAAATAAATTTATTTTATCCGGTAAAGATCCTTCTTGACTAATAAAATTAATGATTTTATTTTCCGTGACATCCTTTATATTTTTTTTAAATTTTGATAGATCAATATCCTGATTATAATATTTATAAACTCCATTTTTGATAAAATATTCAATTTCTTCTTGAATTATTTTATTATCACTCGAGTGTGGTTTTTGATAACAACAGGGGGCATAACCGAAAGGATGATCTATTTTATTTAATTCTATTAATCCAGGATATAAATATTTTTTTTTATTCCACAAAGTATCAGGACATTTATACCAAACCGGTTCGTAATTGTCTTTTGCAATGGAAGGGAATAGCATTTTTTTGGAAGATTCTATTGTTTTTGCCTCATTTTCAGTAATAGGTATGGGTTTTGGTGCCTGACATGAACGTTTGTATTCCGATGAAAAAATTTTATGATTTAATGATAACGTATCATCATCTTTTTTTGATTTTATTTCAGCATAATAAGGTTCAAATTGTGGATCCAATGATTTAAAAATTTTCAATTGATTTTTGTATAATTTATTGTATAATGAAATCAATTTAGAAATTGTTTTTTTAAAAGAATCGACAATTTTTTCATTAGCAGAACGAGTGATTTTTACGTTGATTGTATAATCTTTTGATTTTTCTTGAAATGGTGTCAGGATCGCCGTGAGGTCTCCGAAACGAGACGATATCTTATTCCAACCCCCAACATAAATCTCTTGTTCTTTATTTGCTTTTTTTTTAGAATATTCATTAAAGTACAAGAAAACACTATTATTATTCCTCGAAATTTTATCCGTATCATTAATATTTAAAAATTTAGAAAACAGATTATTATTCATACATAAATTTGAAAAAATAGATGGGTCTAACGCAACCCATTTTTTAATTTCAGGAAAGGGATTTGGGTTGGCGATTGTAAATTCCGTCATGATTCCAATAGATTTTGTACTTATAATCTGACTTTCATCTAATTTTAGAAAAGTACATAAATGATTTATATTTTTAATGACAGATTGGTTATAAAAAATACATTGTATTTCTATACCCTCTATATTATTTTTAATGTAAAAAAATATTTTACCTTCGGTATTATAGATTTTTAAACTCTCATCATCATCCATTATATCAATATTTTCTATTTTGTTGAATCCATTATTGATCATTTTCAATTTATAAAAGGTTTTGTATTTTGCTAATGGATAATCTTCATTTAATTCCAAGAAATCAAATATGTACCCTGTGGTATAATCTGTTTTTATCTTTATTTGATGAATATCACCCAAAGGTCTATCATTATATATGGGTAATGATTTTAACGATTCAAATAATTTTGAATTTTTATTAATTTCTTCAATGATTGTTTTATATTTTTGTAATAAAATGATATCGTTTTCCGTTTCCATTTTGAAAAATTGATAATTCCATTTTTGCTTGATGTGTTTTTTAAATTCATCGATATTCATTTTTTTTTTTTCATGATTAAATGGTCCTTCAAATTTATCGATCTTAATGTCATCAATAATCGATTTTATGACAAGATCCTGTAGATTAGGAGGATAATCGACCATCGATCCCATGTACATAAAGAAGAGTTTTATAAAATCATATGCATTTATTTTATAAGTTTTTATACATTCATCATTGAATAATTCTTCAATATTTCGTTTTGTATCTATCGGGTCTTGTTGTATTTTTTTTGCGACGATGGGTTTAGCCATACGAGGTTTTTTTCGGATTGATTTTGATTTTTTCTTATGTTCGATTTCAAAAATTTTTTTTACATCCAAGAATTTTTTCGATTGCATAAAATCTTCTTTAAAAAATATAAAGGAAGGTGTACACCCAGTAGCCAAAATTATTCTTTTTTTGATATCGTCCAATGTATCAAGATAATATTGTTCGATTTCTATATATTCTTCAGTCGTAATACAATCATATTGAAATTGTATTTTTTTGGATTGGATTTCCAATTGTTGTTGAGATTGCGATTGGTATTGAAATTGTTTTGGAGATTGATATTGTTTTGGGGATTGATATTGTTTTTGAGATTGGTATTGAAATTGTTTTTGGGATTGAGATTGGTTTTGAGATTGTGATTGAGTATCTGAAAAATTTAAAAAACTATCTTGATCATCCGATAACATTTTTATTATAAAAAATAAAAAATCCCATATAAATAAAAATAATAATTTTTTTTTATTTTTATATAATAGAGATAATGGTTAGTCAATACGCTCAATGGATTATTCAAAAAAATCCCAAGGTTGTCGAATTAAACTCCATAAAACCGAACACTGAAAAAGAAGCAAATGTTGAAAAAAAAGAAATTACCGAGAATGAGAAAGAAATAATTAATTACATAATTGAAGACCTTAAAAACAATTTATTGAATGAATTGAACAAGATAAAAATACAAAGTGGTGAAGAAAAAGAAGAAGAAAAACCAACAAGGAATCAAGATGAAATCATTGAGATTCTTAGGGACCTGAAACTCAAAGTTTATTATTTAGATGGTTGTGGGTATTGCAAATTATTCAAAGAAACACTTAAACCATATACACATCACAAAAATGAAGAAATCATTGAATTAAGAGATGCCACCAAACCAAATTGGACATCTATTTTAAAAGAATTAAACATTTCGGGATTTCCTACAACGGTGTCTGAAAAAACTAAAAAACAATTGATAGGTTATGTTCCTTCGATTGACACTGTTATAAATCATTTCCTGAAGGATTAATTTCTTCTCCTCTTTGTCAATGTAAAACGAATCAAGATTGTCCTCGAACATTTTTTGTCAGAAGCACGAACCTGACACATCGGGATAGAGGCGGGAGCCGCATGTAGATACCGGTGGTTATTAAAGAAAATGATCTGATCCTCCCGTAATCGTTCAGTAATCGATTTTTCACCATATTCCGCCTGATCTCCATTGGAAACGACGGTCCCAGGCTCTATTTCTTGTTTTGGAAGTACGAGCGTAATATCGGTTTTCTGTACATCCCGAGGGTTTTCAAATAAATCATCCGATCGCATATAAGAAAATCCTAAAACATCAATATCACCTCCATCCCATCCACCATCATGATGGAAAAAATTACTATTGCGACGTAAGAGCTTGATATCAATTTCTAATGTAAATAATTGACCATCCGAATATTGATTTCCCAATTGATGGTTTATATTGAGAAAAGATATTACTTGTAGCAATAAATTTTGAATATAGGATTCAAAGATTGCAACATACACTAATCCTTGTTGTGTATCAGGATGTGCTTTTTTCAAATGTTCCACAAATTTTTTTCCGGGTCCGAATTGTGGATCCCAATGCCATTCGATTAATTTTAAACCTTCAGAATGAATATACCGGCAAAAACCGATAATGATAGGTAAACCTCCAATATGAAATTTTATAAAACTATGAATAATTGTCGCAAATATTGTAAAATCAGGGATGGTAAAAATAGGATGAGCGGACATTATTTAGAATTAAAAAAATAATGAATTTTTTATAACCATTTTTATAAAAAATTCATCATTTTATATGGTGGTTAACTGGACTGTTTCGGATGATGTAAATCGGAGTAAATCGTTAAATAAATAATAAAAATTATCTATGAAATGAAATAAATGTTGAATTTTTAGTACTTTAATTTCTAAATACATTTGAGGATAATCTAATGTAAAACGGATTTGGTCATTATACCATTCTTTTCTAAATTTGATTTTATGAATGACGGGCTTATGAAGATGACAGGAAATTGTATGACACAACGACGATATTTTATTTTCTTTCTGTAATTTCCAATTAGGTTTATATTGTAAATCAATCAAGATTATATTTTTTATATCTAATTTAATATTCAGATTAGGAATATATACTCGTATTCTTTTTTTTAATCCAAATTCATGTCGTTGATTTTTAAAATTCATCAAATAATAACCATTTTTAAAATAATTTTGTGAATCTAAGAAATGGTTCCATTTATTAACTTCTTCAATCGTTAATTTTTTTTTAAAGACAAAACGATTTATTTCCGACATTTTTTTTTATAATTATAATTATTTAAATAAAATGAAAAAACAAGATCAACAAAGTGAACAACAATATCAATACTCGGACTATCAAGGAGATCAACAAGAACAAGTATTTTTTCAACAACAGCAGGTTCATGATCAAATTTTAAAAGAAATTAAAGGTATTAAAAAACAACTCAGTGAATTACAAAAAAAATTGAATCCAACCCTACAGCAGATTCGTTATCAAAAATCATTAAAACATAAATTACCAGAATTAGAAAAAAAACATGAACAAAATACCATTCAAAAACAAAAACTACAGCGACAAACGTTACAAAAAGAAAAACGACAATCACAAGATATAGTGAAAAAATTAAATCAACAACTCAAAAAATCAAAACAAGAAAGAATCCGACCTCCTGATCAAGTGTATAATGAAGCCTTAATAGACGATAGAGAATTATATCAGGTATTACAAAGATCATTCAGACAACGATAATTTTGTATTTTATTATTTTATTCTATAATAAAATGTCCTCTTCCAATAACTCTTTTCAAATTCCGGGAACATTTATCGCGCTAAATAACCAGAGTTTGATTGCATTTTTTATATTTTTGGGCCTAATTCTTCTTTTCATCATTATTATCATTATCGCAATTATATTGCAAAAAAATAAACCTCCGAATCCTGCAAAAGATAATAATACAAAAAATGTGCTATAATATTTATTTTTTGGGTCCAAAACCCACCTTTTTATTTTCAAAATCAAATATTGTATAATATTTCTTGATAAAAACATCCCCCAAAATCCAAAAATCTTGTTCTTCTCGATGCATTTCCATTATACTTAAATAACAATTGCATTCTGTTTCATTCATACAATATCTGATTAAATAATCATCAGGTGTCAGTACAAATGATCTTTTGTCTAAAATAATTTCAATATTGGGCAGATTATTATTACAATCCACTATGTAAATATCATCGATAAGGGTTGCACTTAATAAAGTAGCCATTTTATTTACATCTGATGGAGGTCCTATAAGTAATGATGTCCCCGTATCGATGATTGCTTTTTTTGCACCGTTGAATTTAGTGTTTCCGATCATAATTTGATCGAGGGAAACTGTCCAATAATCGATTTCAATTAGATTTATAAATTCGATGGTTCCATCGATCTTTTCTTCTTCATAACCTCCAATTATCAATTCTCCATCAGAATTATTCCCGAGATTAAATGAAATA